AATACGGGCTCGACGCGCGTGGTGCCGTTGCCGGCGGTCTTGAGCGAGGTCCACACGTTGCTCACGAAGGCCGAAATCTCCGGCACCTGGCGCACGATGACGCCATCGTAGATCTGGTCCCCGTCTTGGAACAACGGATTATCTGGGGCACCGTTGATCTCCTTGCCTTCGCGCGAGCGCGCATCCTTGTTCACGGTCTGCAGATCAACCTTGAGATCGCGGAACGTATTCATGCCCGCAAAGGCGACATAATACTCATAACCCGAGCGGGTCTTGTAGGGTCGAATACGCGGGTTGGCACCCATCGCCACGCGCTTGAGCAGCGCCAGATTGGCCGCCGTGAGCTTGTCGGCGGTGGCATCGACGTTGGCCAACGAGGTGGCGTGATCGGTCGCCGAGTTGGCCGTGCTTGCACCGTACAGAATGCGGTCCAAGTTGTCGGTGCGCCAGGTGTTGCGTTGCGCCACCGTCGATAGATCGTACTGGATGCCGTTAACGCGAACACCGGCCGCCGGCTGGCTCTCGGTCGGCAGCGCCATCAGCGCCGCGATGATCTCGTCGCGGGTGATCTCCGACAGCCAATCCGACAATAGGGGTTTTGCTTCCCCGAAAATGTCCGCGCTGTCCTTCTGCTGCTCGGCCTTGGTAGTGACGACGGCGTTGCGCACCCATTCGATCCAGATGCGCATGCCGTAATCGTCGATCTTGTCCTCGTTGCCGACCAAAGGGCCGGTTGAAACACCCATCCCCTGTAGCCGGGACACCAGCGGGATATTCATTACCTCGCCGCCGGCTTTCAATTCCATGCGCCGGCGGATGATCGCGTTGAGGTCATCGCTCATGTACGGGCTGAACATATTCTCCCGCACCCACTCGCGATTAATCTGCTGGGTGAACTTGATCAGTTTGTTGTTAGTCTGGATATCGGAGACGGCCATGGCCGTTTGCCCTTTCTGCTATGGCCGTCCCGAAATGAAAAACCCGCCACAGGGGCGGGTCGGACATTTCAGATGGGCGGCCGGATTTACTTGGTGGCGAAATTGTAAAGGCTCGCGCTTGAGAGATCGCCGTTATCGCCTACGCGGCCGCTAGAGGAGCGCGCCGAGGAGAGCGAAGGCGGCAATTCGACGACGTTATTGGGCTGCTGTTGAGCACTTCCACCAGTGCGTTGCCGCGCCAGCCCAACGATGTAGTCCTGCACCTTTGGATCGTTGGCCCATCGCTGCTGCTGCTCGCGTAGCCACGCTTGAGGATCGGCGCCGATCGCCGCTTGCGCGCGCGCCTGCCGATGCCATTGCACCAACTCGCCGTAAGGATGCCCGCTCTGCATGATCTGATTGAAGATGAAGTTGCCTTGCGGGGAGTTCCGGATTTGGCCCATCGCATTCAGTGCAGCATCGACTTCCTGCTGCCCGAATTGCTGATTGGCCTGTGCCCGGCTCAAACCATCCTTGACTTGCATCACGTACACCTGCGCCTCCTGACGCAACGGGTTCATCACCCGCTCGTTCAGATAGGCGTCAGGGTCGTCGTAGATGGTCTGCGGTCCTTGCGGCTGTTGCGGTTGCTGTGGTTGCAGTTGCTGCTGCAAGGCCATGACGGCCCGCGTCAGCTCCTGCGTGTGCGCTTCGAGCCGTTGCCGGCGCTCGCGCTCCTCCATCAACTCCCGCAGCGGTACGTGCTGCGGCGGCTGGCCTTTGCCCGGGGGCGGCTTGGGCGCGAACTGTCCTTGCGGGTTTCGCGGTTGCTGCTGACCATCGGGCTGGGGTTGCTGCTGCAGGTCAGGCCGTGTCGACGGTGGCATATCCGATGGTTGTCCATCGGACGGCTGCGTGGACGACGGCGCTGGTGACGATCCTGGCGACGGCGACGGTGCCGGCGTGGGATCGCTTACCGCTTGGTCGAATAGCTGCTGATCAGTGATGGTGTTGGTGTCTGCGCTGTTACCACTGATCGTGCCTCCTGCTGGTTCCGTGCTCATGGCTTCTCCTTCGGCCGTTCGTGGCCGCTACGAAAACGCCCAATGCGCCTGGACGGTGCGGAAACGGGCCTTGCGTGCGCGGCCCGTGCGCCCGGCTGTGCGTCGCCGGTTACGAAATTACGAAAGCAATTTGAGCAGCACCGCGATTGCCTCGGCGTCGTCGTCCTCGTCGTCAGCGACGGTCGGCTTGGCGGCTCGCGTTAGCTTGGGCGCCGGCCCCCGTGCGGGTGGCGCCAGATCGATCAGCGTGTGCAGCGGCGGTGCCGGCAAATCCGGCGGCGATGGCGACCGCGGCGGTGCGGGTAGATCGGGCGGATAAACCGGCGGCGGCGGCTCCTCGTCCTCGCGCTTGCGCTTTTTGCCGAACCGATATGGCCGGTAGAGCGCGCCGGCATAGCTGCCCGCGCCGGGCGACGGCGCCGGTTCCGGCGGCAACTCCGCACCCGGAAACGTCACCGCCGAACCGCTCAACGTGTATTCGCCGCTCGCGCAAAAGAAAGTTACGTTGCCGCTGGCCGCAAACGTGACATCCGAGCCGGTGATCGCATAAGCGCCAGCGTCGGCAACCAGCGACGATGAGGCAACAAGCCCCGCATCCGAGCCGGTGATCGCATAGCTGCCGGCGTCGGCCGCGAGTGTGGTTCCGGTTGCCGCCGGGTTGAACGAAACCGCAGCCGCAACAATGGCTGAGTTGGAGGCAAAAGTTGTAGCAGGCGTTGCAGCCGTTACGGTGAGCGGAGTGGATGCCGACCCTGTGTTAAGATCGGCGGCGCTCGTCCAGTCGCCACCATAAAGGCTGTTCGTGGCGTCTACGCGCTCGGTTAATCCGGTCCATGTTACATCGTGACTGCTGCTGTCGTAGCCCAGAAAGGCGGCGGCGGCAGTGCCCCCTGCGGCAGTGTTAACGCTGACAGTCAGAGTAGCTTGAGTGCCGCCGGCACTGCTATAGCCAGCCTCGTTATGATCCAGCAGCGTCCCGGCGTCGCTGAGTGTCCATAGCAGGCCGCGAACATCAAAGAAACTACCTGCCGGAGTGGCGGTTACGACTATGCTAGTGCCTGATGTACCCGGCGCACGCCAGAACGAGATAATTGGACCGTTATTAGCCGGGTCCGTCTGTCTGCTCGTTGACCCGACCTGTGTAGCAGTCTGCCCGTCGATGGTGACAGCGGTCCAGCCCGAGCTTGTGATCGGGCTTTGTGCGATGCCGAGAATTGCGACTAATCGCTCCTGTCCGACCGCCGATGCGCAGGTAAATGCGGCACCACCTATATTTGAATTTGCCGACTGGAACGAGAGCGACGCAGCCATCGGCTCACGTCAGGGTGAACAGGGTTGTGGCAAAATCAATCGCCAGCGTGTTGCCTGATGTGACCGTGGTGGACGAGCCGTTATCCCAGTATGCCACCAGATTGTCTGACGCCGAGGTGTCGTTGTAGAGCGCGGCATAACGGAAGGTGATGCCGGCGCCGCTCGCGGTCCATGCTGTCGGATCGGCCGCCGTGACCGTCACGGTGCCGGCGGTTTCCGAAATGCCGATCGTCACCGTCTGGCCGCCCGAGGTGTAGCCGTTGGCGGTCGACAATTCGCTGATCGCCGAACGGGTGGTATGCGCCGCGCTCGGCGTACCGTTGGACAGCGCCACCTTGAACGTGTGCGAGCTGAAATCATGCACGCCACGGCACAGTTGCTCGACAAAATCCTGATACTTGGAATAGGCGACCATTTAATCCTCCAGCACCAGCGCGCCGCCGATGAGCTTGCCGCGCGGATCGCGATGCAAAACCGCCTTGCGCGGCTTGCCGAGCGCTTGCAGCATCGCGTTATGCTGCGCCAGCGTCTCCAGCACCTTGTCGAGCCGCATATCGGGCTCCGGTGCCGGCGGCGGTGGTGGCGATAGCGACGCGGTGATCTCGGCCTCGCGCTGCTTGAGGCGCGTCTGCTGCTCGGCCTTGAAAACCTCGATCGCCATATCGTTCTGTGCCTTCTCGCGATCGAGCGCCATCTGCGCTTGCACCTTGTCGCGCTCGGTCTGCTGATCCGTCTGCGCGGCCTGCTGCTTGAGCGCCGCATCGGATTGCGAGCGCTCCTGCTCCAGCGCCATCTTGGACTGGCTCTCCTGCTGCTGCAGCAACAGCTTGGCTTTCGCCTCCTCCTGCGCCAGCATCAGCTTGGCCTGCGCCTCCTGCTGCTTCGGATCGGGCTGGTTGCCTTCCTGCTGGCCGGCGTCGCGGAATTTCTTCTTCACGTCAGCCGGCAGCGGCGAGGTTTCGATCAGCACCTGCATCGCCGCCGTGGCCTGACCGGGCGTGAGCATCGGCGCCACCGCAGGCAGCGCCTGCGAGATCGCATCATAGGTGTCTTGCATCAGCGTGATGGTGTCGGGGCCCTCGTCCAAGATGATATCTACGTCCAATTCGCCGATCGCGTTCTTCACCAGCGGCTCGCCGGTCGGCCCAAAGCCGGGCATGTTGATCTGCACGAATTGCGGCTCGCCCTCGGCGTCAGTAACCCGGATCCAGCGCTGGTTGGTCCAGTACAATTGCGCGGCGTTGAACAGCGCGCGATAAACCCGCGTCTTCCAGCCGCGCAGGTTGAGCATGTAAGGGCCCAACTCGGCCAGCCCGGCCTGCTGCATCAGGGCAATGGCGCGGCCCGAGCTATTGGGATTGATGCCACCATTGGCCGCGCTGCCCGCTATCATGCCGCTGGGGCCGAAATTCTCAATCTCCTGCGCGGCATTGCGCATGAACTCCAGTTGACCCATGACCGCGGCCTGCTTGGCCTGATCATCGAATTGCACGTCCTGCAACGAGGTATTGACCAGCACAATGCCGTCGGCGCGCGCTGCTTCGCGTCGGATCGCCTCAACGTTGGTGTCGGCGATCGCCGCCTTGGTGGCGATGATGCGGCGGTTGCTCAATTCGTGCAGCGCCTTGCTGCGGCGCTGGTTCACCTCGTCCTGCGGTGACATCAGATTACGCGGGAGGCCGTAGCGGTCGCCGTCATGGTCAACCGAAGCCGAAAACATCAGGTATTTGCAAATCGGCTGGCCGTACTCGTCCTTGAACGGCGATTGCCCCTGCATCAGGATTTTGGAGCCGGTGAACAGCGTCCACTTCCATCCGCCCTTGGATTTATACCAGATGTCGACCAGCCGAACCTGCTTGAAATCCCCGTTGCTCTGAAACCATCTGTTGTCGCGATCGGAGCCGCTCGATAGCTCCGAGCCGCCGCCGGATGGGTTGCTCGCCGCCGTGATGTCCTCCTCCATCCCCGGCATTAGCTCAATCAGTTGCTCCTCATCGAGGTATTTGCCGACACCCATGAAGCGCGCGTCGGAGAAATCGTTCTTGAACGAGCGCGGGTCATAAAAAAACCCGTCGTTGTCGACGGGTGTCATCAGCACATCGTAGTCCGGTTTTTGCTGTGGCGGCATGCCGGCCTGGGTGGCCGCTTGTGGCGGCATGGCCTTGAGGTCCAGTTCGATGCCGCCCAGGCCATCCACCGCGGTCAACTCGGTGACCGCCGGCGAAATCTCGTTCCACTTGTTGCGATCGCACAGATAGCGCAGCACCGCGGTCGCGAGGTCGGCACCGGCCTGATGCTCGGGTGTGCGGGGAAATGCTTTTGGGTCTTGCTTG